CAGTCTTGCGAGCGCGGAACAGGCCCGAGCTGCTGAGTGCAACCGCCATGTTCCCGACCAGCGTGCAACCCGCTACGCCACCGCCCACCGAGATGGTGAAGGCGTTGGTCGCGCCGGTGTTGATGACACTGAAGTCCACCGAGTCGTTGATTGCCAGCGTGGTGGCTGCGTCCAGCACGGTGCCGGTCGGGGGCGTGGCCGTCACGGCTGCGGCGGTGGTGGAAGTCACGATGCCGCCCAGGATCATCGCTGCGGTCAGGTCGCCCGTGGCGTTCAACGCGATGGGGTCGTTCTGGAGGTTCCAGTCACCATCGTTGGAAACGTGCGGGGAGGTTCCCACCTCGTACAGCACGGGGAAGTCACCAGCCTCGATGTAGATCGTGGCGCCGTTGGTGAACGCCGACGAGGTGTAGGTGGTGTTCACCACCGTCTGCAGCAGGCTGTTCGTGGTCGGGTAGTTCGGGAAGCCGACCACCTGATACACGTTTGCCGTGCCTTGGGTCTGGACGACGATGCGCTGGTTGGCCGTCAGCGTGACGGTGGCATTGCCCTGAGATTGGATGGTCTGGTAGGCCATGATGTGTGTTCCTTGTTCGTTTGCGATGCGGGCCGGTGTTACCCGGCCCGCGTTCGATCAGGTCTGCGAGAACATGATGATGCCGCTCATCTGCGGCTGCTTGTTGACCACGCCGTACAGCGTGTCCAGCCGGTACTTGGTCTTCATCGTGTTGATGTCGTACTGCTTCGTCATGACCAGTTCGATGCCCTGGTCGGTGGAAGCACGCATCACGGCAGCGCCTGCGTCGGTCGGCACAGCGTAGCGCCCCGGCAGGATTTCGAGGGAGTCCTTCTGCCAGAACGGGTTCATGTTGCCGGTGACGGTGTTCAGGAACACGACAGGCGACGTCGCGGAAGGCGTCGGGATCGTCACGTTCTGGTACTGGAACTCAGCGTCCGTGCCACCCTGGGTGCTCACGATGGCCGGGGTGATGACCAGCGTGGTGCCACCAGCGGGGACGCTGATGACACGGAAGCTCTTCAGCACGCCGGTGCTCTGCTTGGTGATGTGATGCACCGCGAACACGCCACCGATGGTGAACGAGTCACCCACGGCCACGCTGGCGCTGGACGACACCGTGATCGTCTGGAAGCGGTTGTCCACGTTGCTGGTTTCACCCGTGGTCGCCGTGGTGGTGGACTTGGGAACCCAGTAGTTGCCGGCAGCAGCCAGCGTGGACACCTGGATGCCAGCACCGCCAGCGGCAGCGGCCTTGCGAACCGCGTAGTCCAGCTTGTACGTCTCGAAGGACGCCACGCGGCCCACATAGGCGCGGCGCAGGGCGCTGTCGGAGATGTCGTTGCCGAACGAACGGGTGTTCTTGGCCAGGTCAGAGGCCATGCCGTTGTAGTCGCGGGTGGACAGGGCCAGATAGCGGTCCGTGTCCATCACGCCCTGCTCGTTCATCACGGCCTCGATCTCAGCCACATCGTCGAAGCCAGAGGCTGCGGCGGTGCGCTTGACGACCAGGGAGCCCTGCTGCGCGGCCACGTTCATGATGGCCACGTTGATGTCCGAGGCCAGCTTCTGCTTGGCCGCATCGCCCAGGCGCTGCTCTTGCAGAGCATCGCGCAGTTCGGTGGCGGTCATGATCCAGGGCACGGCACGGCTGAAGCCGATGGTGGCCGGGACGGTCAGTTGGGTGTAGTCGTCGAAGTTGTTCGTCATGTCGGTGCCGCTGTAGCTCACCGAGATGTACGGCTGCGGGCGCCAGATGACGTTGTTGGTGCGCTCCATCATCGTCTGATCCGTGTTGTAGATCGCGACGTTGCGAGACAGAACGAGGGCGTCCTGGAAGCCTTCCAGGATGTTTTCGAACGCGATGCGCTCTTCTTTAGAAAAACTATTCATTTTCAGCCTTTCGGATGCGAGTAATTTCCACGCTCTTCGAGATACTGTATGGCTTTTCGCAACACTTCAGGGCTGTCTTTTAGACAACCAATCCCATGATTGCATCCTCGGCAAAGAAGTCCCCGCACAGCGCCCGTTTCATGGTTGTGATCAACGCATGCAGAATCAGATACTCTACCCTTAGGTAGCAATCCGACTCCGCAGATGAGGCATTTTCCAGACTGCTCTTGCCAGAGTTTGTTAAAACACTCTGGTGTCATGCTGTAGTTGCGGCGTAAGTTCCGCATCCACGTCTTGAACTGCACATCTTCGCGAGATCTGTAACCATCATGATAGGCTTTTTGGTACTCAGCTACCTGGGTTGCGTTTCGCGTGCGCCATTCTTTCTGGTACTCCGCAATACGATCCTTGTTGCTTTCCCGCCAAGCCTTCATCCGGACTCTTTGCTTTTCCTTTGCTTCGGAGCTAGCCACTTCGTACCTTCCCAAGCTCCTAGAAATGAGTGAGATATTGCGGACTGCTCCGCGCCTGCTTACTCACCCCGTTGGAGTCGGGCGGCCACTCTGTGTCTTGTCACTGCCGACTTAGGGCTGGCGAAACCCGAATGGCGCCGAATGTACCACATCCGGCGCGGGGTGCAAGTGGTTAGCGCGCCTTCGCCTTCAGTTGCTGCTTGTACCGAATGACCTTCGTCATGTCACCCGTTCGGGCAGCATCCTCGCGCAGCCGTTCCAGCGTGCTGTCTGACGTTCCACTGACAGGCGCGGTGCCTGCCGGCAAACTGCGCTCGGGCGCGGGCGGCTTGGTTCGTGGTGTGACTTTCAACTGTGCCTCCAGTTTGGCAACGGCGAAGGCGAACTTCACCGGGTCAGTGATCGCGGCCAGTTCCTTGGCCTTCTTCGGGTTCTTGCCCAGCGCGTAGACCACTAGGGCGGGATTTTCCGCGCCTTGCAGCACCACGCCCTGCTGGGTGACGTTCAGGGCCTGCTGCACCGTGTGCTCGGCGTCGTCGAAGTCCCGCACCTTCAGATCGGCTTTGGCCTTGCCGTAGCCATCTAGCTTGGCCTGCCACGCCTTCTGTGCCTCCTCGGCCTGGCGCTGGGACTCGCGCTCGGCTTTGTCGGCCTGCTCCTTGCTGCGATACCAGGACTCTAGTGCCGTCTCGTACTTGTCCGTGTCGTAGTCGTGGTCTTCCAGCTTTGGCTTTGGGCCAACCACGGGCTTCGGCGCGGCCGGGGCGATCTGCTCGCGGGCCTCATAGTCGCGCACCTTCTTCTGCAGCTCCCGGTGCTGCTTGCGCAGCTCGCGCACCCATTCAGGCGCACGCTCGGTTTCGTCAGGCGGTGGTGCCTCGTCACCGATGCTGACCGTTACCTCGTCGGCCGGCTCCTCGTCTGGTGCGGCCTTGGCCTCAGGCGCGGGGTCGGCGTCGGCTTGGGGCTCCTCGGGTTCTGCTGCGTCTGGCGTGTCGCGCTCGTCGTCGCCATCGTGAACTTCGGTTGACCCATCGGGCTGCGTGACTTCGATCTTGATTCCCATTGCTTACCTTCTCTCGCGCATTACCGGCTGCGCGGTTGCCGTCTGACAGCGAATGCCGTCAATCATCCAGCATGGCGATGGCCAGGATCATGGCCACCTGAGCGTCCCGCTCCTCGACAATGACGCGGGCCAGTTGCATGTGCGCCTCAATCGAATCCCGCGCCATGTCGTCAGCGTAGGAGAACCGAGACAGGTCAATCTCGATGCGATCCTGCTGCAGCACCAGGAACTGACTCTGGGGTTCGGCTTGCGGCTTCGTCTTCGGCGCAGGCTTGCGAGCTTCTGCCCTTGCCCGAGCGTCTGCCGCAGCCTTCTCGGCCTGCAGCGTGGCCAGATACTCCTGAGCCACCCACGGGCTGTCGAATATCTTGCCGCCCACCACCCACATCGGGCGCGACTGCTTGGACTTGCCAGACTGGCCACCACCGCCCTGCGCTTCGGCAGGCGGGATCGGCTGGCCGCCGAATAGCAGGCCAGCGAATAGCGCGCCGCTGAGAAGTCGGTTTCTAAGCAGCATCGATGATCGGCGTGCCGTTGCCCTGCGCATCGGGGCTGAACGTGATGCGCGGCGTGGTGCCGTCCTGCGCCAGGTATTCCTCGGTCCCCGAGCCGAGCCCAGATCGAGCACCGGCCAGCGCCGCCAAAAGCACGCGCATGATCTCCTCGGCCGTCAGCGTCTCAAGCGGTGTAGACCACACCTCAGCGGCAATCGTGGCCGGACTGGCGCCGCCGCCTGCGCTGTTCAGCAGCTCGCCCATCGTGCCAGGCGCGTTGTAGGCGCTGGCTAGGGCTTCCCACACTGCGGCCGACAGGCTCTGCGGGCTCAGCTCGGTGAACGGCGTGATGTCGCCCGACAGGTTGCCCGTGGCCCTGACCGTCGCACTGTTTGAGAACTGCACGAGCGCGGCGCCCACGGCGTCGACGATGGCACCCAGCGTGGCGTTGTTGACCGTGAACGAGAAGGACGTGCTGCCAGATGCGGACAGGGCACCAGCCAAGTTGGCCGCAAGGTTGAACGTGATGGACGTCGAACCTGACGCCGAGACAATGAGTTGCCCATCAGCGGGATTGACAGTGATCGTGACCGTCGTGCTGCCCGTGATGTTGACGCCCGCCGCGAGGTTCAGCGTACCCGGCGTGACCGTCACCACCAGATTGGTGAACGACGACATTGCCCCCGGCTTGTACGGTAGCACCCACGACGATGGAGCCAAGTGCCCGCTGGGGATGCCCGCCAGCTTGGACGGAATGCCCTGGCCTACGGACTGGTTCATCCGGTCGCCACGCCTCCACATGCTGCGGAAAGTTCCCGGCGAGCCGCCGATCTGGCGCAACGGAAGCTGCGCCAGGAGCGTGGTGTTTGTCTTGAGAGCCATGAGCCCGATCAGCCCCAGCCGACCTCGACCGCGCCGTAGAAGTTGGTGGACGCCGCCGTGGCCGCACCCGCGAAGTAGAGCCACGTGAGGCAGGCACCGTCCATCACCCGAGGAAGGCTCGGCAATTGGTTCAGCAAATCACGCTCGGCAGCGACGGACACAGTGGTCAGCGGCAGCGTCAGCAGCGGCCTAGCCAAGCACAGTGCCCCGGTGCCCGTGTTGGCCGCGCTGAAGGTGACCGTCGCCACCGTGGACACGCCCGTGTCGCCCGATGCCAGGGGCAGGAAGGGGCCGTAGTTGTTGGCCGCCGTGCCGCTGTGGCTGATGTGCCCCACGATGCCGGAAGCCGTCATGGCGACCGTGACCGGAAGCGTCCTGCCTGCTGTTGGCACCGTGTTGCTGTAGCTCAGCGCGATGTTCTGCGCCGTGGCGCCCGCTGCAGCCGTCTGCACCCAGAACAACCTGCACCCGGCCCCGTTGGTGTAGCGCAGAGTTGGCGTGCCCGTGAGGGTTTGTGCCGTGGCCGAGTTGTTGCTGATACCGGGCCAGTAGCCCTGCAAGTCCACCAGCATCAACTGCGCCGGGACACCCGTGGCAACGGAGGTGATGGCGCTGACGTTCAGTACGTGCTTCGTGTCTGGGCTGACATTCCCGCCATGCGGCAGGCCGAAGATCTGCGTGCCGTTGCCGGTGGTTTCGTCGCAGGTTCTCCACGCCAGCGCAGTGCCCGCAAAGGCGTTGGCGACAGGCGTTCCGGCCAGTCCGCTGAAGTCATACCACCGGCCTGCGGTGTAAGTAGTGCCGCCCGTGATCTTGTTCCAGTCGGTGCGGTTGAACTTGCCGCTTGTGATCTCGTTTACGAGATCGTCCATTGAACTGAATGGCATGGTGATTCCTTACGGTGTCCAGATGAATTGCGCCTGACCCACCATCGGCAACAAGCCGCTTGTCTGG